CACAGATTGCGAGGTGAGAGTAGTGAAATTAACTGAAAAACAACGTAGGTTTGCGGATGAGTACATTATCAGCGGTAATGCTACTCAAGCCGCCATTTGTGCTGGGTATAGTAAAAGAACTGCTAAGTCTGTGGGTAGTGAGAACCTGACAAAACCTGACATTAGACAATATATAGACGAAAGACTTGAACAGCTGCAATCAGAAAAAATCGCTAATCAAGAAGAGGTCCTGGAATATTTGAGTAAGGTTATGCGAGGAGAAGAAACAGATCAAACGGTAGTCTTTCAAGGATCTGAGTATGGTTCAACGATAGAAGATGTGCAAGTAGCTAATAAAGATCGTATAAGAGCAGCTGAACTTCTTGGCAAAAGGTATAGCCTATGGACTGATAAAGTGGAACTAGATGGCAATATGGATCTGAAAGTGGTGGTTGATTATGGCGATGGCGAAAACGAAGCGTCAAATGATAGTTAAGGTACAATTTAACCGAAATTTCCAAACCTACAATACCACTAGGAAAAGATATCGATTAGCTAAAGGATCAGCT